GTGGCAAACGATCTTCTGACACGGGCGAAAGGTATCTTCCAGAAGCTGCGATCAAAAGTCTCAGCCCTTCTGAGTACGCTGCGACAACGCGGGCGAAACGCGCTGGCAAGGCTAAAGGGAAGCAATTTGTAAGTCAGCCCAAAGGCATCGCCAAGAAAACAGCGAGGTTTAGATAATGGATACCGTCAACACTATGGGCGTGGGCTACGGCCAGCCCACCAATACTACCGGTCAGTTTTCGGCGCAGCAGCCCGCTACCGGCTTTGGTGGAAACACCATGAACATGGGCATTGGTGCGCTTTCTGGCAATACGGGCGCACAGGGTCTTGGTCAGCAGGGCACGCAACCTGCGGGCAATACGCCAAACCCTTCAAGCCCTTTTATTTTTAATCCAGTTAATACAACCACGGCCGAAGACATGATGAAGGGCAATCCCAACGGCATTGGTTTTATGAACACAATAAGTAAATTTGGGCTTGCCGCTCCGGCTGCTAATTCCTCGCCTATGGCACCGACATTGCAAATGCCTATGAATGTTGGTCAAGATTTTATGAAACGGTTGGGGCTTTATGGGCAGGAAACTGGTGCTGGGCAAAATACGCCAGCCGTGATGCTCCCAACAGTTGCGCAGACGTATCAAAACGTGCTTGGCAGGGCTGGCGACCAAGGCGGACTTGATTACTACGGAAATTTGTTTGGCGAAACCGTTGACATAAACGAAATGGGCCAATTTATTTCTGGCGCAGAAAATGAATTGCTGTCCCGTTTGGGTGCAACCGGCGGTGACTATTCGCAATACGGAGTTGGCGATCTTTACCAAAATATTCTTGGCAGGGCTGGCGATCAAGCAGGTATTGATTACTACACCCAGCAATTTGGCCCATCGCTTGATGAAAGCGAAATTCGCCAATTTATTCAGGGCGCGTCTCCTGAGTTGATTCAGCGTGGCTTTCAGCCGCAAATGAGTGTTATTCCAGAGCAACTTCCCGATTCTTCTACTGATCTTTCTGAGGTTGTTTTCCCCGGCGCTCCTCCTGCTGCGGCTCCTGTCGCAGCCCCCGTTGCAGCGCCTGTTGCGGCTCCGGCTCCTTCCTTTGCCCCCGCCCCTGCTCCAGTTGCCGCTCCGGCCGTTCGCCGCGTACCCACGATTCCGACAGGCCCGCGTGGGGTGTCTTCGCGCAGGCGCGAACCGGGTCAAGTAAGAACCCAAATGGGGCGAGGAGGCAATGAGGATAGAGACAATGGCGGCGAGGATCGCATCCGACCCCTAAGTGGGATGCGGGGCGAAGAAATGCGTGGGCGTTATGGGATGGAGCGTCCAGACTTCCAGCGCCCTCAGCGCGGTGCAGGGCAGCAAATGCCGTCTCGGATGAACGACTATATGTCTCGGCTGAATCAACTGAGAAGCGGCCCGCAACCCACTGCGCCCGGCATGTCTGGCATTGGATCGCTGTTTAACGCATTGCGCGGTCGCCGTTAATTAAAGGTTAGCAATGGCAACCACTGGCAGCACGCTATTTAATCTGGATTTCACGGAAATCGCGGAAGAGGCGTGGGAACGAGCAGGCCGCGAAATGCGGTCTGGCTACGACCTGCGTACGGCTCGCCGTTCCATGAACCTGATGACCATCGAGTGGCAGAACCGTGGCATCAACATGTGGACGATTGAGCCGGGCACGATTACGTTGACCGCCGGTTTAAATACCTATCCGCTGCCGACCGACACGATTGATCTGTTGGAGCATGTAATTCGTACTGGCGCAAACCAGACGAACCAGCAGGCCGACCTGAACATCACGCGGATTAGTGTTTCTACCTACGCAACAATCCCGAACAAACTGGTTCAGGCGCGCCCCATTCAAGTGTTGGTGCAGCGCAATAGCGGTGAGCGCAACCCGATTGCGGGCAAGTTGTCTAGCACCATCAACAGCAGCGTAACCACCATTGAGTTGACTTCGGTGGCTGGCCTGCCCGCGTACGGCTACATTGATATTGACTCGGAAACGATCTTTTATCAGTACATCACCGGCACCACGCTGGGCGGTTGCGCACGGGGGCAGAACGGCACCACTGCTGCACTGCACAACGACACCAACGTAACGCTGTACTGGAACCAGCTTCCGGCGGTCACGGTTTGGCCGACCCCGGACAATACGACCACGTACACCTTTGCCTACTGGCGGATGCGCCGGGTGCAGGATGCTGGCAATGGTGTTGAGGTGGCGGACATGAACTTCCGCTTCCTGCCCTGCTTGGTGGCGGGTCTGGCGTTCCACATCGCCGTCAAAGAGCCTGAACTGATGCAGCGCGTACCGATGCTCAAGCAGATGTACGACGAGGCTTTTGAGTTGGCGGCAGGGGAAGACCGGGAAAAGGCGGCGGTGCGGTTTGTGCCGCGTCAGCAGTTTATTGGCGGGGGTACGCCGTAAATGGGCAACCGGTTTTCCAGCGGCAAACACAGTATCGCCCAGTGCGATATTTGCGGCTTTCGGTTCAAACTAAAGAAACTGAAGTACGAGGTTGTAAAGACCAAGTTGTACCAGTTGAAGGTTTGCCCGGAATGTTGGTCGCCGGATCACCCCCAGTTGCAGCTTGGCATGTACCCGGTGGATGACCCGCAGGCCGTTCGGGAGCCGCGTATGGATACGACCTACGTGACCGCAGGCATTAACTCGGCAGGGAATCTGACGGGCGGATCGCGGGATATTCAGTGGGGCTGGGCACCGGTTGGCGGGTCAAGTTTTCAGGATGCTGGCGTCACACCAAACTACTTGGTTGCGGCGGCAGAAGTTGGTACAGTTACCGTGCAAACGGTTTAAAGGAGCCAGAAATGGACGCAAAGAAGGCAGTGCATAAACACGAGGCAAACATGCACCCCGGCAAAAAGCCGACCAAGTTTGCCAAGGGTGGTAAAACCAACGCTCAAATGAAGGCTTTGGGCCGTGGTTTGGCAAAGGTTGCCAACCAGAAGAAGTCTTCGTTTACCTACAAAAAAGGTGGCTGAGATGGCAACCAAACCCACGATGAAGCGCGGCGGCAAAGAAGTCGGCCCTGCTGATGTTTACGCTGGCCGCTACAAAGAGGCCAAGGTAGAACTGAATGCCCGCCCTGACATGAGCAATGCAAGCAATGTCAACATGGGTGTTGGCAACATTACTCGGCATGCTGCACCGGAAGCCAAAACCTCCGGCATCAAAATCCGTGGCACTGGCTGTGCAACCAAAGGCGTGATGGCACGCGGCCCGATGGCTTGACATGACTTACAACGAACTTGTCACCGCAGTACAGGATTACTGCGAAAACAATTTCCCGACGACGGACATGGATACCATGATCCGTCAGGCGGAGCAGCGCATCTATAACACGGTGCAGATTGCGAACCTGCGGAAAAATGTGACGGGTACGTTGACTCAGGGCAACAAATACCTTCAGTGCCCCGGCGATTTTTTGTCGGTGTACTCGCTGGCAATCTATCCGGCGAGTGGCGGGGAGTATTTGTACCTGCTGAACAAGGATGTCAACTTCATGCGTGAGGCGTACCCCAACCCGATCACGCAGGGCAAGCCCAAGCATTACGCCATCTTTGGTCCGCGCTCGGACAACGAAGACGAGTTGGTGTTTATCCTTGGCCCGACACCCGATGCATCGTACGGCGCTGAGTTGCACTACTACTACTACCCTGAGTCCATCGTGACGGCGGGGCAGACTTGGCTGGGCGACAACTTTGATTCGGCGCTGCTGAACGGCACCATCCTTGAGGCTGCACTGTACATGCGCATGGAGCAGGACACAACGGCTCTGGTGAAAGAGCGGTATATCCAGTCAATTTCCCTGCTGAAGAATCTGGGTGATGGCAAGCAGCGTATGGATGCCTACCGGGATGGGCAAGTTAGGATTCCTGTATCGTGAGCATCCTACAAACGCAGACCACCAGCTTCAAGGCGGAGCTTTATCAGGGCATCCACGATTTAACGACGGATACCCTAAAGATTGCGCTTTACACGGCGCAGGCTGATTTAAACGAAACCACGACCGCATACACGACCACGCAAGAAATTACTGGTACGGGTTATGTCGCGGGCGGTAAGACGCTGACTAACGTAACGGTGGCTTCTTCGGGTTTTACGGCGTGGGTTACGTTTGATAATGTTGAGTGGAATCCGGCTGTATTTACTGCGCGGTGTGCTTTGATTTACAACTCAAGCAAAGCAAATCGTTCGATTGCCGTGTTGGATTTTGGCTCTGATAAAACCACGACCACTAAATTTACGGTGACTGTCCCGGCGGCAACGGCGACAAGCGCCCTTATCCGTTCGTCCAATTAAGGAGCGTTTAAATGAGTATTGAAAAAGCCAAGGCAATCGACACCGCCGCAGGTGGCCTAATTGCCAACACCGCAGCCCCCGAGGGCGCAAAAGCCACCGGCAAATACGTTGTCGAGTGCTTCGATAAAGACGGTAACCTCAAGTGGGTTGCTGAGACGCCGAACCTTGTGGTGAACGTCGGCCTACAGTACATGGCAGGCAGTGCCCTGACCAGCACAGCGCAGATCACGACTTGGTATCTGGGCCTGTACGGCGCTGCGTCGTCAAACAACCCGGCGGCTGGCGACACCATGAGCAGCCATGCTGGCTGGACGGAAGTTACGGCTTACAGCGAATCGACCCGCGCCACGGCTACGTTTGCTGCGGCAACCAACGCAAATCCGTCTGTTGTGACCAACACCGCTAGCAAGGCTGTGTTCACGATGAACGGCACCACGACCGTGGGCGGCGCGTTCTTGACAAGCAACAGCACCAAAGGTGGCACGACCGGAACCCTGTTCTCGGCTGCTGACTTCCAGTCTCCGGGCGACCGCTCGGTGGTGTCTGGTGACATTCTGAACGTAACTTATACCTTCAGCCTGTCGGCTTGATAAGGGCGCGGGGTGTTCGGCACCAGTGCATTTTCCGCAGCCCCGTTCTCATCGTTACTTCAGGCTGGGCAGACTTACGAAGCCTCGGTTTCTGAGGCTGCCGCAGCAAGTGATGCTGTAGCGGCGCTTGCGACGTTCCTTGTTGCTGTTGCAGAGACGGCGACGGGGGCGGACACGACCGCCGCGCTCCTTACCGCGCAATCACTTCTTCTGGAATCCGCCAGTGGCGCGGATTCTGTTTCTGCGCTTATTTCAGCGCAGTCTGCCGTAGCCGAAACGGCATCTGGTTCAGACACAACATCCGCTTTACTTGAAGCCCAATCGGCTGTAAACGAAACGGCTACCGGCGCGGATAGTGTTTCTGCCGGTCTGGAGTACAACAGGTCGGTTGAGGAAGCGGCGACCGGGGCCGATTCCATTTCCGCATCCGCCGCGTTTGGCGTGGCTACGACTGAAACCGCATCTGGGGCGGACAGCGTTTCGGCGGCACAGGCTTTTGGGGTGTCTGTTGCAGAGACGGCTACCGGGGCGGATCAAGTATCTGCCCTTGGCTCTTTGGGTGCGTCCGTAGCAGAAACGGCATCCGGAGCGGATCAGGTATCCGCATCTGCCGAGATGGGAAGTTCTGTAGCCGAAACCGCAAGCGGCGCAGATCAGACGGCAGCCAACCTGACGCTTAGCCCGGCGGTTTCAGAGACGGCAACAGGATCGGATACAGACGCAGCGTTTGCCGCGTTTTTGGCAACCATTACAGAAACTGCTACCGGGGCGGATGAAACCGCAGCGGCGTTTGCAATTCCTGTTGAAGTGTCAGAAACAGCATCTGGCGCGGATACGACGGAAGCCGGTAATTCATTCTTTAACAGCGTTGAAGAAACGGCATCGGCAGCAGATCAGGTTAGCGCCCTTGCTGAATTGTCTGCCTCGGTTGAAAATACGGCTAGTGGTGCAGATGAAACAAATGCCGCAGCGTCATTTATTGCTGTTGCCCAAGAATCGGCAACGGCTGCGGATCAGTTTATTGGGGCGCTGCTGTGGACGCCAATACCGACGCCGGACGATCCAAATTGGTCTGGGATTGGCACATCGCAGACACCGGCTTGGGCCACGGTAGATACGAGCAATGCGGTTAGCTGGTCGTCTGTCAGCACAGCGCAGACGCCATCGTGGGGCGATGTAAACACGACATCCCCGGATGACTGGACGCCAATTAACACGCAATAGGACAGATCATGGCACTTGTTGTTAAAGACAGAGTACAGGAAACCAGCACGACCACGGGCACGGGCACGTACACCCTTGCCGGGGCGGTAACAGGCTATCAATCCTTTTCCGTTATTGGCAACGCCAACAAGACGTACTACGCTGCTACGGACGGAACCGATTGGGAAGTTGGAATTGGCACGTATACATCGTCTGGAACCACGCTTTCTCGGGATTCCATTCTTGAATCATCTAACGCCGGATCGGCGGTGAACTGGGGTGCAGGCACCAAAAACATTTTTGTGTCTTGGCCTGCGGATGCGGCAACGCTGAATTGGGCGACCACGGCAACATCTGGCAGCACAACGACGCTAACTAACCAAAGCGCGTATTTTCAGTATTTCACCGGCACCAGCACACAAACCGTCACGCTGCCCGTTGTTTCAACGCTGGCAGAAGGCTGGACGTTCCACATCACCAACAACTCGACCGGCAACCTGACCGTCAACTCAAGCGGCGGCAACTTGGTCATCACTGTGCTGCCCGGTACGACGGCGATGTGCACCTGTATTCTGGTGACAGGTACAACGGCGGCATCTTGGGAGGCGGGTTATACCGACTTCAGCACGGCAACCGGTACGGGAGCAGTGGTTCTTGCTGTATCGCCCACAATTACTGATCCATCAATTGTTGGAGCAATTACTGAAGATATTTTCACCATTACTGATGGCGCTGCGTTTGAAGTTGACCCGGCTAATGGATCAATTCAGTTGATTACTCTTGGCGCAAGCCGCACTCCAAAAGCCACAAACTTTTTGGCAGGGGAGTCTTTGACGCTTATGGTCAATGACGGAACCGCTTATACGATTACTTGGACAGACGCAACATGGGGTAGTGGCGGGGTTATTTGGGTGGGCGGTACTGCGCCAACTTTGGCAACTACCGGCTACACCGTCATTGAGTTCTGGAAAGTCAGCACACAGGTTTACGGCGCATTGGTGGGGAGCGTAGCGTAATGCTGCACCACATGAACAGGGCTGCGGCAAAGACGCCTTCGGTTAGTTACCGAAATTCTTATAACAGCGCCACTAACCTTACCACTTACACATTTAATGCAAGTGATATTGGAACGGCTAATACATCTCGCCTTGTTGTCGTTCAAGTTCATGGACAAGCATCAACCGGTACAAGGTCTGTTAACACATTAACTATTGGCGGCACAGGAGCGACTGGTTATCAAAATACTGCCCGCCTTTATCATAATTCTTTGTGGGCGTTGGCTGTTTCCACAGGAACAACAGCAAGTATTGTTGTGACGTTTAGCGGAACAATGCTTAACTGTTTAATTGCCGTTTATGCGCTTTATGATTTGAACTCAAACATTCCTGTTAATTCGCAAGCAACAACGGCTACTAATGCAACAACCATTAGTTTGACCACTTCTGCAAGAGAAAAAGGTATTGTTATTGGTGGAATTACTGGTGCCGCAAATGCCACAACAACGTGGACGGGCGTAACCGAACGCTATGACACAACCGTGGAATCAACCGTGCGATCTGGCGGGGAAAGCGTAATTGCCACTACAAACACTTCGTATTCTGTTCAGGCAAATACTACAGTTAGCGGTAACTTGACTCTTGTTGCTGGTTCTTGGAGGTAATTATGTACGTCAAAATTGAAAATGGCTCTGTCTCTCAATATCCGTACAGTTATTACCAACTGATTTCAGATAACCCAAAAACGTCTTTTCCAGACGTAATGCCTGACGATCAACTTGATTCGTGGGGTGTTTTCCCTGTCACGCCGACCACGGCCCCAACACCCGCGCCGGGGCAGATTGTTGAGGAGTTGACGCCCGCAGAAATTGGCGGTGTCTGGACGCAGCAATGGATTGCTCGGGCGGCAACGCAAGACGAAACCGATCAAAAAGCATCAGATGTTCGGACGCAGCGCAATGAGTTGTTGTATCAGTGCGATTGGACGCAACTTGCCGATTCTTCTGTAGACAAAACAGCATGGGCAAATTATCGGCAGCAATTGCGGGATGTTCCGCAGCAGGCAGGATTTCCGTGGGAGGTTGTCTGGCCCACGCCGCCGCAGTAATATTGGATTAAGAGGTAAATCATGACTACCGCATATACGTCTTTACTTGGTTTGGCGCTTCCCGTAACCGGCGAATTGTCCGGAACGTGGGGTGATACCGTAAATGATTATCTGACCACGTACGTGGATGCAGCCGTTGCGGGCGTGCAGACAATTAGCGGTAGCCAAACTGCGGTTACGCTGAGTAAAACCACCGGCAGTTCACTTTCTCAGGCTGGATCGGGGTCTACCGGTTCATCGCAGTACGCCATCATTAACTGCACCGGTAATCCGGCTGGATTGCTGACAATTACTGCCCCGGCGGCAAGCAAGGCGTACGTGGTTGTTAACGCCACCTCGACCAGCCAATCGGTCAAGGTTGTTGGCTCTGGGCCGACCACTGGCGTAACGATGATTTCCGGCGAAAAGGCGCTGATTGCTTGGAACGGAAGCGATTTCGTAAAGGTGGCGAGCAGTGAGACGGACGGCGTTTCAACGATCAGCTTTGGCTCTACCGGACTGACGCCTTCTACCGGTACGGCTGGCGCGATTACTGTTGCCGGTACGCTGGCAATTGGTTCTGGCGGGACGGGTGCAACGACTGCGCCCAATGCGCGTACTAACCTTGGCGCGACCACCGTTGGCTCAAACCTGTTTACCCTGACCAACCCGAGCGCCGTTACCTTCCCGCAGATTAACGCCGACAACTCGGTTACCGCCCTCAGCGCGGCAGGTTTAAATACTGCCCTTGGTACGGTAGTTGGCCCTGCATCATCCACCGACAACGCGGTGGCCCGGTTTGATGGCACGACCGGGAAGCTGGTTCAGAACAGCGCAGTAACGATTGCCGATGACGGCGCAACCACGATTACGACCACGACGGCAGCGACCAATACGGTTACGAACGTCCTTCAGGTCAACAGCCAAAGTTCTGGCACCCCCGCAAACAACATTGGTGCCGGGGTTCAGCTTGCTGTAGAGACGGCTGCGGGCAACACAGAAATCGGGGTAACGCTTGAGGCGGTGGCGGTTGATACGACTTCGACTTCGGAAGACTTTGATTTAAACATCAAGACGATGGCGGCTGGTGCTGCGGCGGCACAGCGGCTGAAGATCAACTCCACCGGGGTGACGTTCAGCAACTCCATTGTTGAGACGGTGTTCCCAATCGTTGACGGCGGATCGGTGGACATCAACCCGGCAAACGGAACGATTCAAACGTGGACGCTGGGCGCAAACCGAACGCCAACCGCGACCAGTTTCTTGGAAGGCCAGTCCGTAACCCTAATGATTGCGGACGGCACCAGTGCTTATACGGTCACTTGGTCAACGATTGGCGTGGTTTGGACTAACGGAATTGCCCCAGCGCTGCCAACGTCTGGGTATGGCGTAATTGAGTTGTGGAAGGTTGGCTCCACGGTGTATGGTGCGTTTGTTGGCACGGTGGCGTAAATGCTGCAACACATGCTTAGAGCCGCAGGCGGCGGCAGTACGTATACCCTAGCGGTGGCGTTAGAGGCCACGCCGTATGTTCGCGCATATCGGTTTTCTAGCACCAAAGGCTTTGGAGCGGCGTATTCAAACCCCGGAACTTTGCCAACAGACGTTGGGAACGGGATTGCGTTTACAAGCGATGGAACCGCGATTGCAGTTGCCCACGACACATTTCCTTATGTAAGCGCCTATCCGTGGTCGGGCGGTGGATTTGGTTCTAAATTTAGCAACCCGGCAACTGGGGTTGGCGACGATGGGAATGCTATTGCTTTCTCAGACGCCAATAATGCCGTTGCAATTGCCATAGCAAGCACCCCCTATATCAATGTATATGCTTGGTCTGGGTCAGGTTTTGGTTCAAAGTTTAGCAATCCGGCCACTTTGCCAACGGGAATAGGGAATGGCGTAGCGTTTACGGCAGATGATTCTGCAATTGCGGTGGCACACACAACGTCGCCGTATATTAGTGTTTATCCGTGGTCTGGTTCTGGTTTTGGTTCAAAGTTTAGTGACCCCGCCACTCTGCCGACCGGCACCGGGGCGTCTGTGGCGTTTTCTCCAGACGGGGCGGCAATTGCGGTAGGTCATTCCACTTCACCTTACGTAAGCGTGTATCCGTGGTCCGGATCGGGGTTTGGGTCTAAGTTCAGTAACCCCGCTTCATTGCCAGCAGGCACCGCACAAGGAGTTGCGTTTTCTCCTGATAGCACCGCAATAGCCGTGGCGCATGTCAATTTACCGTACATTTCTGCATATCCGTGGTCTGGTTCCGGATTTGGAACAAAATTTGCCAATCCAGCCACAAGACCCGTAGATGATGGATATGGAGTTGCATTTTCCCCTGACGGGTTGTCTCTTGCCGTAGCCAATCTTTTTTCGCCCGGTATAACAGCTTATCCTTGGTCGGCGTCTGGCTTTGGAACAAAGTTTGCAAACCCAACTACTGGATCGGCCAATTGCCGGGCAATTGCTTTTGGTGTAATTTAATGGACAAACAAACCATTCTTAAACAAGCGGTTCAGGCAAGAAAAGACGAAGTGCTTGGTTATCAAATTAACATTGATAATTACACGCTTGCCCTTGCGCATATTGACAAAATGCCCGAAGCCGAGCAGGTTGAATTGGCAGAATTTAAAGAAATGTTAACAAGTCTGCTGAAATCAGAAATCGTGGAACAGAAAAAAGCCAAGATTATGTTGGCCGTTATTGAACAGCAGTTGGTGTAAATATGTACGTCAAGGTGAAAGACGGGTTGGTCGAGCGGTATCCGTACACGCCGACTGATTTGATCCGCCAACACCCTGACACATCGTTTCCGGCTGGCGCTCTTTCTGAAGTATTTCTTGCCCGGTGGGGTGTTTACCCCGTAGAAGAATCTGAACCGCCTGACTGCAACCCCCTGACGCATCAAGTTGAGGAGGGCATGCCGTTTGAAGAAGACGGCAAATGGTGCAGATCTTGGGCAATTTACATAATGTCCGCGCAAGAGCAGGCGGAGGCTGCGGCGCATTTGGCAGAAAAACTTGGCAGCCAACTTGGCCGGGTTTTGAATGAGTTTGCCAAGACCCGTGGCTACGACAGCATGCTGAGTGCTTGCACCTACGCGGCGAGCGCGGTAGACAGATTTAAACGCGAAGGGCAATATTGCTTTGGCGTAAGGGATGCGGCGTGGGCTGCCTTAGAGCAGATCATGGCAGATGCCGTGGCTGGCAAGCGCAGACCGCCTACAGACCTTCAGCAGATTGTGGGCGAACTGCCCAAACTGGCATGGCCCGAGTAGGAAATGTGGGACTGGTTGCTGGCTTTTATTGCAGCGGCTTGCTTAGTTTGGGCCGTTGTGCTGGTGACTTGGTTGACGATTTACGTATTGAGGTGACGTATGGCTTGGTCTGATGTATTGAAAGCGGTCATCCCCATCGTGGTGGCTGCGTTGGCTTGGCTGCTGGGGCAGGTGGCTTCGTTCTCCGAGCGCCTGACGAAGATTGAGGGGCAGATGCCCGCCCTGATTACCAAAGAAGGCACGCCGACCGACAGCCCGATTAGCGCCGAAAAACGGGCCGCGCTGAAAGAACAATTGATGCAGCACATCAACGAACTTCAAGTCAAAGTCCGACTGCTTGAGGAACGTGAACGGCTTACAAAAGGAGCCAAATAATGCTTGAAACCCTACTTGGCGGTGTATTTGGTGGCATCCTGCGGCTTGCCCCTGAAGTGTTCAAGATCTTCGACAAGAAGAATGAACGCGCCCATGAACTGCGGATGGTTCAGGCCGAGATGGAATTTGCCAAAATTCGCGGTGAAATTGCCATGCGGCAGGTTGAGGCAGCAATGACGATGGCAGAAGTAGACGCCATTGGAGAAGCGTTTAAAGAGCAGTCTCAGACTGCTCAGGCGGCGGGTAAGTTTGTTGCTGCCATCTCTGCGCTGGTTCGCCCGACCGTGACATACGCCTTCCTTGGCCTGTACGCGGCGGTCAAGATTGCCGCCTTCATGATCGCCATCCAGCAGAACGGGGACTGGAAGGAAGTGCTGATCCAGATGTGGGGCAGCGACGATCTGGCGGTGTTCAACATGGTCATTTCCTTCTGGTTTGTGGGCCGCGTGTATGAGCGCAGTAAGTGAAGCGGTAGAGATTGCCGCTGCGCTTTGCCGCCCTTTTGAGGGGCTGCGCCTGAAGCCGTACATCTGTCCGGCGGGCTACCCAACGATTGGTTTTGGGACGGTTTTTAAGCCTGACGGCACCAAGGTCACGATGGAACACCCGGAAATCAGCAAGGAAACCGCAGAGGAATGGCTGCTTTCTGAACTGAAAACCAATTATTTGGCGGGTGTTTTGAAGGCGTCCCCGAGCCTGATTTCGTACCCACGGGTACTAGGCGCAATGACGGACTTTGCCTACAATTTGGGCGTTGCCAGATACCGGGGCAGCACGCTGCGCAAAAAGGTGGATGAACAGGATTGGGAATCCGCCAAAGAACAGTTAATGCTGTGGACTCGCGGGGGTGGGAAAGTGCTTCCGGGGCTGGTTAAACGCCGTCAGGCCGAGTGCCGATTTTTGGATTGAGGGCTGTGTACCCATTGAGGTTTTTGAATGCCGCTCAAAAAGATACTGTTCAAGCCCGGAGTTAACCGGGAAAACACCCGCTATACCACTGAGGGTGGGTGGTACGAATCAAATTTGGTTCGTTTCCGCCAAGGCACCCCCGAAAAGATTGGCGGTTGGCAGCGCATTTCTGCCCATACTTTCCTTGGGCTTTGCCGTTCTTTGTGGAACTGGGTAACGCTGGGCGGGCTAAACCTGATGGGGGTTGGCACCAACCTGAAGTTCTACATTGAAAAGGGTGGCGTTTACAACGACATCACCCCCCTGAGAACCACGGTTAACCCCATGCTGGGTGCCCAGCCGCCCGGCACGGGTAACCCGTTTACAGCCACCCTAAACTCCAACGTTATTACGGTTACTGACGTATCCCACGGCTGCGCAACCGGGGATTTTGTGACGTTCAGCGGTGCTGTTGGGCTTGGCGGGAACATCACGGCAACGCTTTTAAACGCCAACCATCAGGTCACGGTAACGAGCGGCGACACGTACACCATTACCGTGTCCGCTCAGGCAAATGCTACCGACGTATCTGGATCGCCCGGCGGCGGGGCGGCGGTTATTGCCAAGTACGAGATTCCGGTCGGCCCGGCGTACGAAGTTCCTCTGACTGGCTGGGGTGCCGGGGCATGGAGTTCTGGAACTTGGGGTGTTGGCACCTCCGGCACGGCGTCCATGCGGTTGTGGAGTCAATCCAACTTTGGCGAAGATTTGGTCTTTAGCCAGAGACAGGGTGCCATTTACTACTGGGACGCTACCAGTGGGGTAACGTCGCGAGCAGTGGCGTTGACCAGTTTGTCTGGTGCGTCGGATGTGCCGACTGTCCAGAACTTTGTGTACGTTTCTGACGTAAGCCGGTTTGTGATTGCTTTTGGTGCAAACGAACTTGGCTCTGGCACTCAAGATCCGATGCTAATTCGGTGGTCGGATCAGGAATCGTTGACCAATTGGACGCCTGCGGCAACCAACCAAGCGGGCGGAATCCGGTTGTCGCACGGCTCAGAGATTGTTGCGGCTGTGCAAACCCGGCAGGAAATCGTCGTTTTGACGGACTCTGCCATTTACTCCATGCAGTACCTTGGGCCGCCGGTGGTTTGGGGTGTTCAACTGCTTGGAGATAACGTATCCATTATTGGTCCGAACGCGGCTATTGCTGCTGGCGGTGCCGTTTATTGGATGGGCGTAGATAAATTCTACAAATACGACGGCCGACTACAAACGCTGCGCTGTGACCTGCGGCAGTTTATTTATTCAGACATTAACCTTAACCAATCTCAACAGATTTTCTGCGGCACAAATGACGGCTTTAATGAAATCTGGTGGTTTTATTGCTCGGCCGGAAGCATTAACGTAGATAAATATGTTATTTATAACTACGCCGAAGATATTTGGTATTACGGTGATTTGGCAAGAACTGCGTGGATTGATTCCGGTTTGAGGACGGTTCCGGTTGCTGCGACCTACAGCAATAACCTTGTTAATCACGAAGACGGCGTGGATAACAATGAAACCGGTACGCCGCAAGCAATTAGCGCATCCATCGGCTCCTCCGAAACCGACATTGATGACGGCCACAACTTTGGCTTTATCTGGCGCTTGCTGCCGGACATTACGTTCCGTGGGTCTACGGGAGACTTGACCCCGCAGGTGACCATGACGCTGCTGCCCATGCAGAACTCTGGATCGGGGGTAAACAACCCAACCTCACGGGGCGGATCGGACAATGCTGCGGTGCAGCGGATAGCCGTGGCAACGATTGAGGAATTTACCGGGCAGGTTTATATTCGGGTTCGGGGTCGGCAGATTATCTTTAAATGCGAGTCCAACCGACTAGGAACGCAATGGCAGCTTGGGGCGCCGCGAATTGACATTAAACCGGACGGCAGACGGGGCAACACATGAGCCTGATTGTCACGACGGATTATGACCTTCTTCGCGTTGCCGCCCCAAACTTGCCGCTTGCGCCGTCTCAGTACGACTCGCGGTATCAGGAGCAGTTCAACAACGTACTGCGCCTGTACTTCAACCAACTTGACAAGATTTTTGGGCAGCTAATGGCAAACGGCAGTGTGCTTCCAATTGAAGGCGGTGGTACTGGCGCTGATGCCTTTGGTCGGTTGCGTGTAAGTGAGCCGTATACCCTGTTTGACAGCCAGAATCGGTACGCTGCGGACAATCAGTTTGATGTTTCTACGACCGGTACTGGTTCGACCACATTCTTGTCGAATGAAGCAGCGGTGAAGATGGAAGTGACTGCGGGCGGTGTTGGCTCCGTGATCCGGCAGTCTTACCGTTCAATGCCATATCAGCCGGGCAAGGGGCTTTTGGTGCTTGCCACGTTTGTGATGGACAGCAGCCAGAGCCTGAACCTGACGCAGCGGGTGGGGTACTACAACGACCAGAACGGCGTGTTCTTCCAGCGCATCGACGGGACGTATTCGTTTGTGCTGCGGTCGTATGTAACCGGCACCGCATCGGACGCCCGGACTGTGAACCAAAGTAGCTGGAACGGCGACAAACTGGACGGCACCGGAGCCAGCGGGTACACCCTTGACCCGAGCAAAGCGCAAATTTTGTGGATGGACTTTGAGTGGCTGGGCGTCGGCTCGGTGCGGTGTGGCTTCATCATTAACGGTGAGTACATCATCTGCCACACGTTTAACAACGCTAACGAGATTACCAACGTCTACATGACGACGGCCATCCTGCCGGTGCGGTATGAAATTAGCACGGCCACTTCTGCGGTGGCGGCGTCGATGAAGGCAATCTGCTGCTCGGTGATTTCTGAGGGCGGGTTTGAACAGACATCCATCGACCATGTGGCGCGACGCACCACAGTGCTTGGAACCATTGGCACTACGTTCCTGCCAATTGTGTCCATCCGGCTGGCATCTGGTCGCACTGGTGCGGTGGTGTTGCCAAACCGGGTGCAGGTTTTGCCGACCACGATCCAGAACTACGAGGTGGCGCTGATCAAGAACCCGACGTTGACAGGTGCGTCGTGGACGGCGGTGCCCACAGATTCAAACGTGGAGTACGACGTATCTGCCACGGCCACAACGGGTGGGTCGATTGTGCAAACAGACTACGTTACGTCGTCTGGTTCTGGTGGTGTGGGCAACACAAGCGCGGCTACGGGGTACAACTGGGACTTGCAACTGGGCGCGTCTATCGCTGGAACAAGTGACATTTACACGCTGGCGGTGCGCACAGTATCTGGAGCAACCACCGGAGATGCGGTTGGCTCTCTTTCCTTCTATGATTTGACGGTTTAATCATGGCCCAGACAATTGATCAGCTTTATCAAAGTGTTTTGGGCAGGGCGCCTGATGCGCCGGGCCAGCAGTATTGGCAGCAGCAGTTTGGTGAAACCATTGACCCGCAAGAAGAGCAGGCATTTAAAGCGGCCGCTATCCCTGAGCAGAACGTAAACAAGCTGTACCAAGACGTTCTTGGCCGAGCGCCCGAGCAAGCGGGCATGGATTACTGGCGCACCCAGATTGGGCAGACGATTGATCCGGGCGAGCAAGACAAATTTATTCAGGCAGCTTTCCCTGAAATGGGCGTTGCCGGGTTGTACAAAAACATCCTTGGCAGAGAGGCTGATGAGGGCGGATTAAAGCATTGGCAAGAGCAGTTTGGCGATACGCTTGACCAGCAGGAACTGTTTTCGTTTAGAAAAAATGCTTTAACTCAAGAACTGCTGCCCCAAAACTTTAATGAAGACAATGTAAGTAAGTTTTTTGCGCTGCCAGATATTGGCATTGGCGATGTAAATCAATTTATTTCTAGCGCAAAAAGCAATCAAAATTTAACTGACCAGCAAAAAAAGTTTGTCAGTGATTTGGAAACTAAAGTTTCTGGGCTTGCTAATACTTGGGGCAAGTATGAGGGTGTAGACCCGTACCAAGCCGAAACAATTTACAGCCAAATTAAAAACATTACCAATGCTGCTGGTGGTAAAAACTGGTCTGGCGATTGGATGAGCGGCGGAGATAACGCCACAAAAGAAGCTGCCGCAAAACTTGCAAAACTTGGCGTTGATAACCTTGCCGATCTGAAAGTTACGCCGAAATACACCAAATATGATGCCGTAGAGTTGTACAACGGATCGCCTGTTCAAGCAGATGAGGGCGGCAAATATTATTTGACGTATAACGATTTTATTGGCGGCAATGACAAAACATATCTTCCTGCCGAAGCGCAAACACAACTTGCTTTTCCGCAATTGGTTGGCGGCGGCGGTGAATCTGGCGGGGAATACACGCAATACACGCCGCTTACTGCCGACGAACTAAAAACTTACGACCCAAAGACCGGTAAGTTTGAAATGCTAACCGGCAAAAATTTGATTGACGGAAGCACCGGTAAAGTTATTTCCAGCGCCGCCGGAGAATCAAATAACTTTGTCATTGATTACTACGACACCGGCAATTTCCTTAAAGGAAAAGATAAAACATTTGGCATTATGTTTAATGATGCCGGTGTTCCCATTCCGTACACAAGCACAGAGAAAACTGGCCTTGTATATACGCCCATTTTGCCGCTGGCTCTTGGGTTTCTTCTGCCCGGTATTGGTAATGCAATATCTGGGGCAATTAGCGGTGCGCTTCCCGGTGCTGCTGTCACGGGTGGCGCGGGTGCTGCGGGTGCTGCCGCAGGCATTGGTTTTGTTCCCGCAACGGCAACAAATAGTTTGATTAGCGGCGCACTTGGCTCCGGCATCATGTCCGGCGTTACGTCTGAATTGACGGGCGGAGATTTTGGCAAGGGGTTTCTTGGTGGCGCATTTGGTTCTGG